TTCGGCAAAATCGAGGACTACGGGCGAGAGCCCGGCATTGACATCTCCGGCACCAAACCCAGGCCCCAGCTGGGCGAGCAACGAGCTGGAATCCGAACTCGGTCGCTGTCCTCCTCCCATCGACGTCGGCGGTAGCCTTGCGTTCTTATTTTTGGCGATGCCAAGATAGGCCGCGACCAGTAGGTGCACCGGCGGGTGTTGCGCCCAGTAGGATGTCAGCTCTTCGATCTGGAAAAGCGTCATCTCGTCAATTATGGGGTAGCTGTATCCACAGACGGTCGCGAGGAGACCATAGATTTCTCGCCAGGGGTCACCGTCCCTGAAATCATGTCCGAAACGGACCTGGCGCTCGCACTGCTTGCCCCCGGGCTCGTCCCGGGGGCTGGTGCTTCCCCCATAGCGGCTCCACCTGGCTTCAGGCCGGAGCCGGTCAGGACGGCATTCAGGACGGCACTAGCATTCCCGAGATCGAGCAAATTTTCGACTTTGTCCGGCGTCGTCTCGGGATAGTTGCGCTGCAGCGCCGCGCTGACGATGTCGATCAGCACGTTGATTTGCGCTTCACCCATCGACGCGCCGATTTCGGTCAGTTGCCTTACCTTGGGCATCAACCGGCGGAGCTGGCCGAGGGTAAGTGGCGGCACTATCCAATCTTGGCCGCCCATTGCGACCGACACACCAGGGATCATCACTCCACCGTGCTCAGATAGCCGATCGTTCCCGAAGCGTCAGCGAAAGCCATGAAATCGAGCTCGCTGATCGTCCAAGTATCGAGCTTAGTCGGTAATGACAGTTTATTTGCCGTGCATGCGTTCAGGCGGAGCGCGGTACCGCTCCCGTTGTAGGCAGTGTAAAACGTCGCCTTGAAGGTGGGAGTAATACCCATCGGCTGGTTTGCGAGCGTCAGCCTGTTGCCGCTTGTCGCGACATTGTATGTGTACGAGATCAAAATCGCGGCGCTAGCGTCGGCAGAGGAGAATGTATACGCACCGGTAGCGAAGTTGACCGAGTATTGGCTGGCGGTCGAGGGCGTGATTACCCGGTTGAAACGCTTGCCGCTTCCGGCGTAGCTGATGCCAAGATCATCATTGTAGCTCGCGGCATTGGCGGGGATAACCGTGTAGGGCGTCGTCGCCGGAACTGTCGCGGCCTCTAGCTGCGAGACGGCGAACTGCCCCGTAGCCGGCGTCACCCCGAAAAAAATGTCTGAATACAGTAAACCGAGGATCTGCGCGAATTTGGCTTTCCCAGTTATCTTGCCCTGCCCACGCGCTATTGCGACGGGGAACTGGAGCTGGCCGTAAAGTTCTTTGTCGCTCCAGTCGAAATCGATCTGTATGTCTTGCAGCACACCGAATTGTCGTGGGCCGATGCCCGATCCCATTACATCGGTGCGTTCTCCCCATATCGCGCCGGAGCCGAAGCTTAATTGCATGTCATTTACTCCCCTTCAAGAGCCGCTTCAGCCTCTCTTTGGCGGCGTGGGCGATATTCCAGGCCTGCGTGTCGCGGGCGACCGCCGAGCCCGGGAAATGGTCAGCCCACCAACGTTCAATCAGCTGCTCGATCGAAGGAGGTGCGGCGGTCTGGGTGGTGCTGTAATCTTCCTCGGCCATTGGTCACTCCTTCGAATAAAGGCGCATTGAAGGAAATATTGAGGTGAGCGTGCCCAATAAAGTTTCGTATTGACTAGCAGCCGATCTTCAGAAACACAGAATCTCTATGGGCACAATCGCGATGGCCTGATCGCCGAGTACGCCCTCGTCAGTCTGAAGCTTACCGGCTATATAGGCGTGCTGGACCATTTGGGGCAGCCCAAGGTTCTGGATCCCAGTGGTCGGTGACGGTGCGAGCGCGGCTTCGAGAGCGTCAAGCAGCGGGTTCAAAACCGCTGCCGGCGCCATATAGGGGTCGCTCGAATGGGCGTACACGTAGAATTCCCCGTAAAGTGTCCACACGATCGGCGCGCCAAGCTTTTTTATTGCAGCTTGACCCCCTTTTTCGCTCATGAACAACGCCGGCTGCTCCGCCGGAGCAACGTCCGCCCAATGTCTCAAACGCCGATTTGTACTGGTGAACTGCGCCGCGCTTGCGCCGAGCTCCCATAATGCCGCGTAAATCGTTTCACGAACTATCATCGGTTGATTTCGAATGCCAAGCCGCGGCCATCCACTCCTGCGATGCCTGTCATAAACCGCCACCTGTCGCTTTTGATATTGAGGATAAGGAAGTAAAGATTATCTGTGGGGCGATCATCATCGGGTTAGCACCTCGCGCAATGCCGCTTCCACTTGATCGCGTATTGCAGGGTCCATATCCTCCAGTGCCGAGCTCATAAAAGAAGGCTTTGGAACTTCTACCCCGCGACGGTCCGACCCCACATCGATCGCCTTCCTAGGTCTTGGGCGTCTGAACGCCCTTGTGATACGGCGCAGCTTCGCCCCGACGCCGACCGCACCATATCCGTGAGCGTGGGCATATTCCCTATCGCTGGAAACTGTTGCTGCAATCCTGTCGTCGCTCTGATCGAGTTGCAGATTTGTGCTCGATCCGAGCGACCCAGAGCGGCCAGCGAGGGTTTGACCAGTGAGCTCATTCTCCTGGATCTTGCGCTGAAGTTCGATACCCAGCGCGGTTATCGCACGGGCGAGCCCCGAAGCGGCCAGATCTGGAGTGGTGCGCAGCCAAGCCAACACTGCGTCGTCGCCGACGAGACGGGCAGTAATCATAGGACGCCAGATATTATCGTGGGATCTGTGGCGCTTGCCGCCGACGCTTGTTGGATCGGGGCGATCGGCGCAACAAGACGATATTGTTGCAGCAGCGTTTTGATCGCATCGCTCATATCCTTTTGCGCATACGCAACGGTCTCGGCACCGCCCAAAGATCTTGAGATTTCCCCAATGCGCGTACGCTCCCGGTAGCGCAGCGAGACAAGCTCTATACACGCCTGTGCGACTTCGGGCGGCGTCATCGAATACCCTGCCGTATAACCGATCACAACGTTCTGGGCCCCGCGTTTGAAGCTGTAGCCGCGAACCGAAAGCTGTGTGGAACTGAACCTATAGCCAGCTGCGTTGAACGAGACCGCCGCAGGAACGTCCTGACTGTCGATCGTCAACGACAGCACAGCCGTGACCGGAAAGCATGCGAATTGCAGCCTGTGGCCTCCAGTCCCGTCGCGGATTTCGAGATAATCGGCCGACGCGATCTGGCGGTTGAGCCAAGTCTGGATATATTGGCTTGCCGCCGAGACAAGACGGGTGAGCAGCGCGTCGTCGGTTGTCGGTAAGGCGGCCTGCCCGGTTTGCAGCCACGCTTTAACGTCGGCAAGCGTCGTCAGATCCCCGAAAGCCACTGGATCAGCCCTTTTTAGAACGATTGCTCGGCACCGATATTGCCCGATTTAAGGCCACCAACGTCTCCTCAAAAACGGGGACGAAGCCATGCGCCAACAGTTCACCGGCGGCTTCGACCGGCACGAGCACGTCCCCATTCGAGTCGCCGAGATATTGACGGCCAGCATAGGAACACCCCGCAGCATCGTCGTGGTGGAACCTGAGCGCGCCGGCGGAAATTGCGTTGTTGCTGGTCTTTGCCAATACGAACCCCCCGATTGTCGTCAGGGAGCCGACAGCCTCCAGAGGCACTTGGATCAGACCGTCGCTATCGATCGAATACCGTGCTGCCCCGTAGTTCGCCTCATCTTGGCCAAAGGCGGCGCGCAGCGGTATCAGGTCGCCGTCGAGCGAGACCCCCGGGCTCGACCCGGGGGCTGCCACAGCAGACGCTTTCAAAGAAAGCGCCGAGCTCTCGAGCATCAGCGTCAACCGTTTGCGATGTTGCAGATAACGCCCATCGCAAAGGGGGCATAGACAGCCAATACTTCCTCGGCGTAGACGCCGACCTGGCGCTGGCGAGTGACAATCGGCCAATCGATCTGGTAGTAGTCTTGCCGTGTCTTGATCTCGGCGACGTTCGGCACTTCGTTCGACTGGTACTGGATCGG